CGACCTGGACTACAGCGGCGACGTCCACGGCATCATCGACGGCGAAGTGCCACACAGGACATCCGACATCGAGGCCGCGTGGTTTCTGCACGGCCGCGACCTGGAGGAGGCCTACGAGACGGCCGGCATCGGCGAGAACCCGCGAGAGAACAACGGGATGGTCGCGATCTACTGCTACATCGAGCAGAAGGTGTGCGAGTGGTATCACGACCACGCAGGGGAAGTGTTCGAGGAAGTCAACAACAAGGAGGGCGAAGCATGAACAAGATCGACATCAACGAGGAAGAGGGCTACGTCCTGACGGTGGGAGTCTTGCTCAAGTCTCTCAAGAAGTTCGGGTGGTCTGCGGTCGAGGTCGAGCAGTTGCAGCAGGCGATTCACCTGACTGTGCTGGAAGCGCTCGCGAAGACTCGCGAAGTGATCAGCGAGGAAATCGCTGCCTACACGGCGGATCACGGGTTCGACGAGACGACGCTGTTCGGTCTGGTGAGAGCGGAGTACGCACTGCGGGGCATCGAGATCGCGAGCGAGTTGCATCGCAAGCGGCTCGCGGCCTGCAACTAGAGAAAGGAGTAGATCGTGTCCCTGAACATGGACGGAATCTTTGACCTGATGTGCGCGTGCGCGGCGCGTCGGCTCAAGGGCCACGGCTGGAGCCACGACGAGGCTCAAGCGGTGACGAGGGTCTTGGCAGATAGCCTGCGGGCAGCCATTCCCCGAATCATTGACGAGGAGTTGCCCGAGGCTGCGGTCGGCATGGAGGAGAACGGAATCCTGACGGAAGCGAACCTGACAATTGCGTTGACGTCCCTGGCGGCGATCGGGGCTGTCGATGTTGTGGACAAACTTCATCGCCGACGGGTTGCGGAACGCAACTAGAGAGAGGGGTGCATCATGGCGAATCAGATTCTGGTCATTCATCCGTACTGGGACGAGGAGGGCAGTCTGGTGTTCGACGACGCGTCTGTCGGCCTGAGCCGAGAGCCGTTCGTCGCCGGAGCCGACGACGTGCTGCGAGAACTGGCGGCCCAGGTGGACGAGTCGTGTCGGGAGAGGTTCACGCTGCGGTTCTCCTCCGAGCCGTTCCCCGGTCACCAGACGGTGATCCGACGGACGCGGGCGGAGTTCGGCGGCAACTGGTACGTCGTCGAAGGCACGGGCCAGGAAGGCTGGCTCTGCCCGGCGCTGTACCGCTACTACCCGAAGGCCCCTGAGGCCCTGTACCTGGAGATCAAGCAACGCCAAGCATGAGGCCTGCCACGGACTCGAAGCGGCTTCCCATCCATCGATCGGCCGCGTGGCCCGCCAACACCCAGAGTGGCGGACATAAGTAACCTGGGGAGGGGCCGCCGCTGCGGAGCCGGATACCATCCTCCGGCAGCGAAAATCACGCAGCCGCAGCGGCGACTCCGACCAAATCACCACCACCAGGACAGGAACCCAAGCGCATGAAGACTGAGAGACTTGAGACTTACCGAGTCAGCGAGCGAGTCCTGCTGTCGCGAGGCGACGTGTTCCGCGCCAAGGGAGGCCCGCTGTGGAAGTGCGACGATGGCACGAAGACTCCGCTCGCAGCGAAGGGGCCGTTCGTGTTCCTCGCGTTCTGCCGGCGAGGTCAGTGCGAGTGGGTCGAGGCAATCGACAAGGCCGGCGCTCACACGGTGCTGCACATCGCCGGCCGTCGGCGTCGCGCCTCGCCGCAGATCATCACGCGACCGTACGTCATCGTCGGCAAGAAGCGGCCGCCGAAGAAGGTTGACGCGAAGAAGGCCAAGGCTTAGGTTGTCCGGACACGAAAACCCCGAGAGGAGACAGGAGCAATGGAGCGACGACGCAAAAAATCGGCTTTCAACTGGCCCTTCCTCAAGATTCGCCATGAGCGGATCGAGGCGGCGGATCGGCTCCGATCTCAGGCAGCCCAGGAGACGTGCGGCATGGAGTTCGTCGGCGAACTCAGTGGCGTGGCCTGGGCGACTTGCCGCAAGAACGCGAGACGGCTGGAGAAGGCGTCGTCGCTCTATCGGAGTGCCGGCCTCGGCGCGGCGGCTGTCGATGCGATTATTTCTGCTGCGGAACTGTGGTCGAAGGTCGGCGAGCGTTCACACGCAAAGGGCTGCCGCGACGCGGCGGCGTCAATGGACACGTTTTACCCCTGAGGAGGATTGCAATGACGGCAGGAGAGAAGGTGTTTGTCGCGCTTCCGGTGTACGGAGCCGGCTCGGAGCCCAAGGGCCACGTCACCGAGGGTACGGTGGTTGCGGAAGGCGAGCGTGGCGAAGTGGTCGTGAAGGCCTCGCACGGTGGCATCTACACCTACGGAGGCCCGTTCTCGGACTCGAAGGTATTCGCCACCGAGGGCGAAGCCTGGGGCCACTGTGCTGCTGTGCTGCGGCGGCGGGCGGCCCAGGTGTCGGAGGCTGCGGAAGCCTGCGAGGCAAGGCTCTCAACATGAAACTCTGGCCCAACCAACTCGAAGAGGCGGCCATGATCGCCGGCAATCCGTTCGCGTTCATCGCGGCGGACATGGGGACTGGCAAGTCCGCCGCCGCGATCGAGGGGCTGCGGCAGTGCGGCCGAGTGCTGATCGTCTGCCCGATCGCGGTTGGGCCTGCCTGGGTCAAGCAGTTCAGCCTCTGGGACAACACCCGCGACGTCTGCCTCGCCGTTGATGGGTCGGCGGCGAGGCGGGCGGCGTCGATCTCGGCAACCGGCGAGCGGTGCGCGGTGATCGTGAACTACGACGCCGTCTGGCGAGGCGGCGTCGGGAAGGCCGTGAACTCGCTTCAGTGGGATGCGATCGTTCTGGACGAGTCACACAAGGTCAAGTCTCCCAGCGGCCGGGCCTCGCGGTGGCTCGCGAAACTCGCGGCCTCGCAGCCCGAGGCGAAGCGTATCTGCATGACCGGGACTCCGACGCCGCACTCGCCGCTCGACTGGTGGGCTCAGTTCCGCTTCCTCGATCCGAAGATTCTCGGCTCATCGTACACAGGCTACCGCTCCAGGATCGCCGTCACGCATCCGCGATACCCTGGCTGGGTCAAGGAGTTCAAGGGTGAGGCCCTGGAGGCCCTGAGTCGTCGAATCGACCCGCACGTCTACCGCATCAAGGCTGACGACGTCCTGACGCTGCCGGAGATTCTGCACGTCGACGTGCCGCTTCGGTTGTCGCCTGCGAATCGCAAGTATTACGACCGCCTCGAAGACGATCTCGTCGCGACACTGGAGAGCGGCGAGACGGTGACGGCCGCGAACAAACTCGTCGTCGTCACGCGACTGCAACAGGCGACGTCAGGCTTCGCCGTCGACGAGAGCGGCGAGACGGTGAAACTCTCGGGAGACAACCCGAAGGCCGAGGCGATTGCCGAGTTGCTAGAAAGCCTGCCGGCCAACGAGCCGATCGTGATCTTCTGCAAGTTTGTCCATGACATCCAAGTCTGTCAGTCTGTTCTCGACCGACTTGGCATCTCGCACAGCGAGTTGTCGGGCAGAAAAAAATCCCTGGACACATGGCAACGCGGCGATACGATCGCACTCGTCGTGCAGCAACAGGCCGGAGGAGTTGGAGTTGACTGCACCAGGGCGGCCTACGCGGCTTACTTCTCGCTGTCGCACTCGCTGGGTGACTTCGAGCAGAGCCTCGCGAGGCTGCGACGGCCGGGCCAGAACAGGCCCTGTCGCTTCTACCACCTGATCTGCGAGGACACCGTCGATGCCACCATCTACGGAGCCCTCCAATCGAAGCGAGACGTGACGGAAGAAGTTCTCAAGAGGCTGCAACGGAGGGCAATCGCATGATCGTCAGTACGGACACGGAAACCAGCGTCACCATTCACATGGATATGCCCAACGAGGTTTACCACGCCGAGCGGGATCACATCAGCCGGTCGACGGCCCATCGCTACCGGGGCGTCGATGGCGGCCCCAGTCAGTGGTACGTCGACACCTACGGCGAGAGCCTGTTCGGCGGCAACTCGGCCACGACGTTTGGCACGTTGGTGGACGTGGCCTGCGAGGCCGAGATGCGGGGCAACAACTGGCGGAACGCCGTCGCCGTGCCGCCGCCTGGGGTGCTGGCGGCGGACGGCTCCCGGCGAGGCAAGGCCTTCCAGGAGTGGCGGGCCTCGCTGATGCCTGGGGCTCTGGAGTGCGCGGCGGCTGACTTCGTGAAGGTCGAGCGGATCATCGCCTCGATCCGCAAGCACCGCATGGCGAACGCGTTGCTGGAGGCTGCGACTCACACGCAGTACACGGTGTTCTGGACAGACGCCGAGGGTCATCGCCGCAAGGCTCGCGCCGACGGTGTGACGGACAAGTGTTGGTTCGACTTGAAGACCACGTCCAGCGAGTGGCGTGACCTGAAGTGGTCGTTCGGACGTTTCGGATACGACTGGCAGGCTGTCTGGTACTCGGACGCGGCGGCGGTCGCAGGATTCGAGGCCTTTGAGTTTCCGTTCGTGGTCGTCCAGACGTTCGCGCCGTTTGCGGTGCGTGTCGTGAAACTCTCGGAAGGAGTGCTGACTCGCGCTGCCTTCGAGATCAAGGACACGCTCAACCTGATTCGTGATCGGCGGGCGTCGGGCGACTACTTCCCCGAGCAGTATCACGGTTTGGTGGAACTCGACTTCTAGTGTTGGTTGGTTTTTTTCCTGAGGAGGCTCACACATGAGCGGTTTGACGACGGTTGATGGTTTCCGCGCCCTGTCGGAGGGCAGCGTCACGGACGACCTGCTGTCCGCGAACCTGGGCGGAGAGTCGCTGCGGAGCAGCGACCTCACCTGGGTCAAGATTCCCACGGGCGGCGCGACACGGTGGTCGTGGTCGACCAAGGCCGGCATGGACTTCAGCGAGAAGGCGATCAAGGGCCTGCTCGTCGTGGTCGGTCGGACGGAGTCGGTGTTGTGGCCGCAGAGCGACGCGACGCCGGGGAGCAGGCCGCTGCTCGTCAGCGACGACGGTCGGATCGCGTATCGGTGCGGGTCGGACTTCGGCGACCTCGATCGCAACGTGATCGAGGCGGCCAAGAACGCCGACGGCACCTACGCCGTGGCGAAGATTCCCTACTTCGCGTGGGAAGGTCGCGGGCCGGGCTCGAAGCCGCCCCGCGCGAAGTCGAGCCGGGTTCTCGGCATCCTCCGCGAGGAGGATTCGCTGCCGGTGTTCTGCCGCGTGAGCCAGACGAGCCTGCGGGCCGTCGATGATCTCCTGCGGGGCATCACGGCCGAGGGGCTGTTTCACTACCGTGCGGTGGTGGAACTGACCCTGGAGAAGCGGAAGGGCGCCCGTGCGGAGTACGCCGTCCTCGTCGCCAAGAAGGTCGGCGAGATCAGCGAGGAGCAGGGCCGGCTGGCGAAGGCGAAGATCACCGACGTGATGACGTCGATCGTGTCTCCGCCGGCGTCGAGCCGTGCCGTGGCAGCCGTCGCCGAGGCGGTTGCCGTCTCGTCGAACGAAGCCGTTCCGTTCTGAGCAGGGCCTGCGGCCTCGCTGCTGTGTCTCTAGACCCCCTCGCCGAGACTTGCTCGGCGAGGGGGGCATCTTTCTGCACTCAAGTCTTTCAAGGAGGAAAAACTGTGAAGTACGACGCAACCGGTATGTTCAAGGAGGTCGCCAAACTCGCGGCCAGGGGCTGGAAAATCTGCCGCCTGTGGGGCGTGATGGACAACGGGAAATGCACATGCGGCAAGGCCGACTGCGCGACTCCCGGAAAGCATCCCAGCGGCGGAGCAGGGTGGCAGCACCGCGCGACGGACAACGAGGACGACATCTCGTACTGGTTCGACAGCGTCGATGAGCCCCACACCCGCCTCAATGTCGGAGTGCGGCTCGGAGCGACGAGCGGCGTCATCGACGTCGAGTTCGACTCGCCCGAGGCCGAGGACGCGCTCAAGCGGTACGGGCTCGATCTGATCGACACGCCGGCCTACTCCAGCGGCCGAGGCGTCCACCGAATCTTCGTTCACGAAGACTGGATGCCAGACTCTGGCGTCGTCAAGGTCGAGGGCATCGAAGTTCGGATCGGCGGAGGCGGCACGGCGAGCCAGTCCGTGATCCCTCCGTCCTGGCACAAGTCAGGAGTCCAGTACAAGTGGCTGCCAGGGCGGTCTCCGGAGGAAGTGAATCCGGCGAGGCTTCCAGATGCCTTCAGGGACGCGGTGCTGGCGTCCTCGCGTCGCCAGCGGTCGGGCGTCACTGCTCAGGCGAGGAAGGCACTGAGGGCGGCCGACAGGATTTCCGAAGGTGGCCGTCACGCGTTCCTGGTCGGCATCGCCTCCAAGTTGGCGGCCCGCATCCGTCAGCACACGGGCGAGGAACTGGAAGAGTTGACGCAGACGATGCTCTGCGTCAACGCGGCAATGTGTGAGCCGCCGAAGGGAGACGCCGAGGTCTCCAAGATTGCCGCCGATCAGTTTGCGTACTACCGCGACCGTGCCATCGCGAGACGGGCGTCAGGCAAGTTCAAGTTCGAGCAGTACGGTCTGGCCTGGAACTCCGAAGAACGGTGCTGGGAGCCTGGGGAGTGGAGACTCACGATCGTTCGCGGGGAACACGCCGAGTACAAGTTGCGGGTTCCAGTCCCGCATGAGAACCGAAGCGTCACGGTGCGGCTCTCGGCGGAGGAGTGGGTCACTCCTCGAAAAGTCGCCGTGAGAATCCTGGAGGCCACCGGGAAGGTCAATCCGCTCGATCCGAATCCAACGCGGTGGGCGAGGGCCTGGACTGGGGAGTCGATCAAGAACGACGAGGGCGGATACGACGACATTCGCGGGCTCATGTCGCTGCTGACCGACGACGCCGAGAGCGAGATTCCGCCTCCGGAGGCGAATGTCACGACGTACAACGCGTCGATTCTGCTCTCGTACCTGGACTCGCACCAGAAGGCCGAGGCCAGCGACGAGGACGACAGGAAGCCAAACCACTCGGGTCTTCCGAAGTGGATTCAAAACTCGTCCGGAGAGTGGTGCCTGTGGCTCAAGTGGCATGAGACCGTCAGCAAGGCATGGCAGAACGCCAAGGCAGGAGCGTTGGGGATTTCGCAGCGGGCTGCTCTCAAGGAGGCGATCCTGGATGCGGCCGGCGAGAAGACGATCTCGATGATCTCCAAGAAGGTCAACGGCCGCCAGGGGAAGTGGCACATCTTCCGCGAGCGTCACATCGACGCCCTGAGGAAACTCGCCGATTCCGTATAGGGAGACAATTTCTCTCCACCACGAAATTACGCGGTATAGGTGGTATACCCCCCAAATCCGCAATGGTTCGACCTGTAAAAATAGGGATTTTTTCTCCTTATATCTATTCCGTTTGGAACGGGCATAGGGCTGCATAGGCGGTATATCCGGAGGCGTAAAATGAGGGCGAAAGTAGAGCGGGCAATCGGCGGCGCGGGGACGGGAAAGACTCGGCTCATCCTGGAGAGGCTGACCCAGGCGAAGGACGAGTTGGGCCTGAGCGTGGACGAGATCGGGTTTTGCACCTTCACCCGAGCCGGCCGGGCGGAGATCGCGGAGCGGGCCGCCGACGCCTGGGGTGTCTCGCCCGAAGACCTCACGCGGCGAGGCTGGTTCCGCACGGCTCACTCGATCGCTCACCGCTGCTGCGGAGTCGAGGAGGGGCAGTTGATCGAGGGCGTCAGCGGAGACGAGTGGGTCAGCAATGTCCTGGGAGGTCGGGTTCACACGAAGAGCGACGCCCGTGGCGAGCGGCAGTACGTCACCGATGAGAATGACATCATCCCGCTGGCGATGAGGGCCTGGGAACTGGCCCGCAGCCGGATGGAGCCGCTCTCCAAGACTCTCCGCCGCTGGGCGACTTGCAACGAGCGGTCTCCGGAACTGACGGAGGCCACGGCGATCATCCGGAAGTACGAGTTGGCGAAACTCCGAGAGGGCCGACTCGACTTCAGCGACATGATTGCCGGCTTCGCTGGGGTGCGGTTCACCGTCGACGGGCCGGTCGAGATCGAGCCAATGGGCGACACGCCGGAGTCGCTTCGTGTGCTGGCCGTCGACGAGGCTCAGGACAGTTCTCCATTGGTCGATCGAGTCTGCCGTCGACTTGCCGGCGGCGGCCGAGTCGAGCGAATATGGCTGTGTGGCGATCCGTACCAGTCGATCCACAGTTTCGCCGGCGGCGACTACAGCCTGTTCCTGGCCTGGGACGCAGACGAGTACACCATGCCGCAGTCCTACCGTTGCCCGAGTGAGATTCTCGCACTCGGAGAGCGTTGCCTGAGGCAGATGAATCGGGGCTACCGAGACCGTGGCATCCGTCCTGCCAGCAATGGCGGGCGAGTGGATCAGGTGGGCTCGGCCTGCGAAGCAATCGACCGACTCACGGCCGACTCCAGCGCTCTGCTGCTGGGCCGATGCACGTTCAGCCTCGAAGAGTACGAGGCCGTTCTCAAGTCTCGACGGCTGCCGTACCAGTGGGTGGACAAGGGCCACGCTGCGGCCCAGATGTCTGGATACGGAAGCCTGTGGTCGCTCCAGCACGGCCGGGCCTGCCGGGGCGAAGACCTCGCTCACGCAGTCTCGATCCTGTCGGTCAAGACCGAGCGTCACGGAGTCCTGATGACTCGCGGTGCAAAGACTGCGTGGAAGGACGGCCGCAAGAGCCATCTCGACATCATCCGACCGATCGACGACGACTTCGATCTCGTCGGGTTCACGCCTGAAATGCGGACGCTGGTTCGCGAGGGTCGGTGGGCCGAGGCGATCGAGCCGAAGTGCCAGGAGCGGGCTGCCCTCTGGCATGAGGCGGCGACGAGGTTCGGCGAGTCGCTCGCCAGCAATCCGCCGATCCGGCTCTCGACGATTCATTCGGCCAAGGGGCTCGAAGCCGATCACGTCATCCTCTCCTCGATCTCCAGCCCGAGCGTCGACCGCTCTCGCGAGTCGTTGCCGGAACTGCACGACGAGGAGTGCCGCGTTGCCTACGTCGCCGTGACGAGGGCCAAGAAGTCGCTGACCTACGTTCAGGACGGCGACCGGAACAGGCTGGAGTTGCCACTGTGAATCCAAGACTTGCCGCAGTTGCCGTTGTCGCCTTCGCCTTGATGGGCGGAACGATCAGCCCTCGCGTCGAGGACTCGAAGCACGTCGAGTACGGCAGCAAGTTCGTCCACGTCGCCAGGATTCGCTGCAAGGGCGACAAGACCGACGACAACCCCACCGGCGTGTGCATGGCATCGTGCGTGATCGTGTCGCCTCGCCATGTCCTGACGGCCGCCCACGTCGTCCGAGGGACGAGCCAGTGGAAGATCACAGGGCCAGACGGCGTCGAGCGAGAACTGGTGCGGATGCAGACCCATCCGCTCTACGGCGCAGGCAAGGGAGGCTCGAACGATCTGGCCGTCGGCACACTGCGTGAGCCGGTCGAGATGGAGTGGTATCCGGCGATCTACAAGGACGCGGACGAGTCGGGCAAGACGGCGTCGATCGCCGGCTACGGAATGCGGGGCAACTTCCGCGACGGGGTCACGGGCTCCGACGGCAAGCGGCGGGCGGGCAGCAACGTGATCGACTCCGCCACGGAGGACTACCTGATCTGCTCGATCTCGGGGCCGCCCTGGACGACGCTGGAGTTTCTGATCTGCGCGGGTGACAGCGGCGGAGGCCTGTTCCTGGGCAGCGAACTGGCCGGTATCAACTCTTGCATCATGGCCGAGGGCCGCTCGCCCACCGCAACGTATGGCGAGGAGTCCGTCCATGTCCGCCTGAGCGTCCATCGAGACTGGGTTCTCACGGAGATGACCCGCGATGAGTGACTCGATGCTGTTCGACACGTCGCCCCTCGAAGGCGACGGTCAGTCAAAGAAGAAGGGCGGTCGCCGCAAGCCCAAGCAGGACGAGCCTCTGCCGATCCTGGCGAGCCAGGACGACTTCGACGACCGTCCGCCTCCGCTGGGGTTCCTGCTCTCGCTCGACTCGGTGCCGTGCAACCAATGCGGCCTCCCGATGGACTTGGCCGAGGTCGTGATCATCAACGGCATCAAACAGTGGCGAGTGCAGTGCGGCTGGTGGTGTATGCACTCTTGGCTCATGCCGCCGATTCCAGGCCTGCTCGATGCTGAAGAAAAGAAGGGCCGGGCAATCGTTCTCCGCGAGGGTCGATTCGCCGGCAAGACTCTCGACGAAGTCTGGGACGAAGGCGGCGAGTGGTACATCCGCGAACTCCCGACGCTCGCCAAGAGCGACCGACTGGCGAAGGCAGCGAGCGAGTGGCTGGCGAAGAAAATCGCTTGACCCGCTGTCTGGACACGCTAACCTTCGAGCGTCTCGCCACGGAAGGTTCCGTGGCGGGCTCCACGGATCGGAGCCCGCCACGGTGATTCCGGGAGGAATGGAGTCCCCGATCTATGTGGCCGTGGTCATCTCGCACGGTCGCCTCTGAACTCCGCCGGCTGGCGATGCGGATGCGTCGGCCTCACGCGGCTCGTCTACGTCTCATTCGCAGGGAGATTGCCAGCATGGCCCTCGTCTACAGCGTCACCGCAGCCCCGTCGATCGACCCCGATGTCGTGGCTCGCCAACTCACGGTCATCGTCAACGGCGAGGCGAGCGGCGCTCCCGCTGACTTCCCACCAGAGGCGACCTCCTTCGGCGAGATCATCGTTCCGCAGGATGCCCAGGTCATCGTGACCCTCGTCGACATCGACGACGCCGGCAACGTCAGCGAGCCGGCCGTGTTCGAGTTCACGGCCGCCGACACGATCCCGCCGGCCAAGCCGGGTGAGTTCGGCGTGACGCTCGTTCGCGAGACGGCCTGAGTAGTACGGACACGGCAATGCACACTCTCGTCAACGCCGACGCGATTCAGCATCTCGCCTCGATGGAGAGCGGGAGTGTGCATTGCATCGTGACCTCGCCGCCTTACTACAACCAGCGCAACTACGGACACGACGGGCAGATCGGCCTGGAAGGCACGGTGCAGGAGTACATCGACCGGATGGTCGCGGTTCTCTGCGAGTGTCGTCGAGTGCTTCGCGACGACGGGACGCTGTGGCTCAACGTCGGCGACTCCTACGGCAGTGGCAAGCAGTTGCTCGGCGTTCCGTGGAGGCTGGCCCTGGCCGCCCAGGCGGACGGGTGGGTGCTTCGCCAGGATGTTGTCTGGCACAAGCCGTCCCCCATGCCCGAGAGCGTGACCGATCGATGCACGAAGGCTCACGAATACGTCTTCCTGCTCGCGAAGCAGGCTGACTACTTCTTCGACGCGGAGGCGATCAAGGAGCCGTCCGAGATCGGCAGCCGCAACCGTCGCTCCGTCTGGCGGATTGCCACGAAGCCCTACGCCGGCGCCCACTTCGCCACGATGCCGCCGGAACTGGCCGAGACGTGCATCAAGGCCGGCAGCAGCGAGCGGGGCCGCTGCCCGCACTGCGGCTCGCCGTGGGCGAGGGTCACGAAGCGGACGAAGTTGCTGCGGCCCAGGCCCGCCGACTACGTCAAACGAACCGGCGCGGCTGGCACTGGAAACTCCTGCGCGAACAGCGTGGCTGGCGTGGCGGTCGAGACTCTCGGCTGGCAGCAGTCGTGCAAGTGCGAGCCGCATGAACCCGTGCCGTGCGTCGTCCTCGACCCGTTCGCGGGCAGCGGCACCACTCTTGCCGTCGCCAAAGTCTTGGGCCGCGACTCGGTCGGCATCGAACTCAATCCGGAGTACGTCGCGCTTGCGCAGGAGCGGATCGCGGGGGGCGGAATGGCGAACGGCAGGAAGCCAAGAGTCGCGGCTATGTAGTGGAGGCTCGGCTCTTGATTGATGGACTAGCACTCAGGTCAGACGCCGCCACCGCAAACGCCATCGCTGCCTTTGCGAAGTGCATCTCTGACCCTGCCGCACTGGCAAAACTAAACACGGCTTTTGGCGAGGACAGGTTTGGTGACTGGCTCTTGGGCGAGGCGACAAAGAGGTCTCTTCGGTGGGAAGACGTCCGAAAGAGAGGCCTGCCATATGACCTTGTCATCAACGGACATCGGGTTCAGGCAAAGTGCGGTGCCGGAAAGACCGGGCGCCTTGATTGCTCACCAGTTCGCGCCTACGCAGCCAACCGCAATGTTCGCAGATATCCGCTGTCCGCAATCGACGTCATGGCAGTGTGTCTGCTTTCATCCTTCGAGGTCTTTCTCATTCCAACCGACCGCTTCCGATGCCCAAAACACGCAGGGATGGTGCGAGGCAGTTTCTGTCGAAAGAGGTTCGGCGAGTGGAAGGACGCTTGGCACGTTCTCGACGGTGCGCCTGGGCCTGAGCCTGTTCAATTAATGCTGTTCTGACATGAACCCCATCATCGAACTCCTTCCCTGGGAATACGAGCGAGCCTTCGCCGTGGGCATCGGACGCTTCACCGCCAACTGGAACGTCGAGGACGCGCCCCACTACGACCGCTCGCGGATGCAGGAAGATCGTCTCGCCCAGCCAGCCGCCGCGATCTGCGAACTCGCGGTCGCGAAGTTCACCGGCAAGTATTGGCACGGCGGCGTGTGGTGCCGCGTCGATCACGAAAAGTACAAGCACCTCGCGGATGTCGGCGACGACATCGAGGTTCGTCGTGTCCGCACTGGCAACGCCGTCAAGGTTCGCAAGAAGGATGCCGGCAAGATCGTCTGGGGTGCCAGGATCGCCGACGAAGAGTTTCGCACCGTCGAGATTCTGGGGTGCATCTCCGCCGACGAGGTGATCGCCGATCTTGTCGGGACGTACCAGAGCGAGAAGTACGTCGAGATCGATCGGTTGAGTCGACCGTGGGAGAAGACATGAACATCCCCTGGATTCCAGTCGCCGAGAAGATGCCGACCGAGAGGTCTGTCGTCATCGTCTGCCAGGAAGGCCCGAGCGGGTATCGAATCTTCGCCGGATGGCTGAGTAACGGAGTTTGGTACTGCTTCTATCCGGAACACCCAAACGAACTCGTCTCCAGGCGAGGAGTTACCGAGACGATCGGCGCTGAGGCCGAAGAGCCTTCGGATGTCGCCTTCGGCGCCGGCGCCGGCGCCGGCGCCTCTCTGCCGATGGGAGGGATCAGCATCGCCGCGAGCGAGAGAACGGTGATAGAGGAGACCGCATTCATCGCCGAGATGGGCGACCTCCGGGCCACCGACTTCTGGCTCACGCTGCCCGAGTGGCCCCCAGGTTCAGGCGTCGTTCGCGGAGGCTACCCGGCGTGAGCCGCTTCGACGACATCTCCGAGGCTCTCGCTGAGTTGAACTCCGAGGCGCTGCTGGCCGACGGCTTCGAGCAGGCCCTGGTCGGGTACACGTCGAACTATCACCATCCGAACGTCGCTGTCTACGACGCCAAGAAGTGCATCGCGATCCTCGTTCGCCGTGACGGCATGAGCGAGGAGGAGGCCGAGGAGTTCTTCTCGCTGAACACACTCGGAGCGTACGTCGGAGAGAACGGGCCTCTGTTCGTCTGGAGTTGAGAAGTCATTCGCGGAGGGGAACCCGCGAGAGACTGATCGGTGCGATGGATCGTCTATGAGACCCGCAACCTAGTCAGCGGCAAGGTCTACGTCGGAGTCCACCTCCAGGACGGAGAAGACTTCGACGGATACCTGGGCTCCGGCACGGCCCTGCTCGCGGCGATTGCGAAGCACGGCGCCGAAGCCTTCGAGCGACGAACGCTCTTTGTCTGCGGCTCGCTCGACGAGGCCTACACCCGCGAGGCCGAGGTCGTCACGGAGGAGTTCTGCAAACGGGAGGACACCTACAACATCAAGACGGGCGGCCGGGGCGGCTACGGCCACAGGCACACCGAGGAATCGAGGCAGCGGCTTCGCGACTATCGCCAAGGCAGGACGCACTCGCCCGAGACTCGCGAGTTGATCAGCGCTCGGATGCGAGACATCCACCTCGACCCGTCCACCCGCGAAAAGATCAGCCTCGCGATGAAGTACGCCAACCGTGGGCGAGTCCTCAGCAAGGAGACGCGAGCGAAAATCTCGGAGTCCATGAAGCGAGCGTGGAGGGAGGGTCGCCGTGGCCCTTGAGTCCACCATCACGAAGTCGATCCAACAGTCCGCGAAGGCTCGCGGCTGGTGGGTTCTCAAGGTCGCCGGCGGCGCCTTCCAGCGGCCCGGCATTCCCGACGTGTTGTGCATCAAGAACGGACGGGCCGTGTTCCTGGAGGTGAAGCAACCGGGCAAAAAGCCGACGCCGCTCCAGGTTCATGTGATGGAGGAACTGCGAACCGTCGGCGGCGCCGTCGCCGAGGTGGTGACCAGCAAGGCCCAGGCGGAAGAGATTCTCGATCGATGGGATCGATAAGGAGCGACAATGATCGCGGTGGCTGGGTACGGCACTGATCCAAGCAAGGTCTACGCCTCGCTGTGCGAGGTCAACCCCGAGGCCCTGGTCTGCAAGGGCTTCGAGCAGGCCTACATCGGCTTCACGGTCGCCGCCAAGCCGTCCGCAGTCTACGACTACGACGTCTGCATCGACATCGTGGTGGGAGAGGGAGACATCACGGAGGAGGAGGCGGTCGCGTACTTCTACTTCAACACCCTGAGCAAGTGCGACCAGCCGTTCGCTCCCGTCTTTGTGCGAGGCCAGCAGCCGTGAGAACGATTGTCCACGTTCACCAGCAGATCATCGCCCTGAACCGCAAGCACGGCCGCAACGATCCGCCGCTCACGGTCAAGACGTTCGCGTCGGAAGCCCGACACGCGAAGCCCGTCTCGGCCCGCAAGGCCCACACAGCCCACATCACCGGGCCGAGCCGGATCGTCCACAGCCCGCATGAGCCGCTGCCGTGCGGGGCAAGAGTTTGGATCGAGACCAACAGCGAGGTGATCTGCGATGAAGAGGGTAGTGCGGTGGAAGGCGGATCGCGGCAAGTCTGTGACCAAGTCTGTGAGAGTGACGGTCAAACCTCAGGTGAAACATGAAAAAACCATTGACACCTCGTTGTCTGGAAGCGATAACCACGGTCGTCGGAAGCCTTGACGATCTCGATGCGAAGGCCATTACGTCGTCGCTGACGAGGGCCGGCAGCGAGTTCCAGGTCGAGGTGATGAGCCGCGAGGGATCGCGAACTCCGATTGCTCTGGTTCGCGAAGGATCATGGAGGATCGCCGCCTGGGCGGCGTCGCATCAGTGGCGAGGCTTGCAAACCATCGAGGGCTTCACGCACCCCGACTTTCGTCGGCGGGGCTGCTGCCGCGCTGCGGTCGCGATGCTCGTCGCGAGCCGAGCGCTCGATCCGGACAGCCCTGTCGCCATCTTCTCTCCGGATTGCATCGGCGTGGCCCACTCGCTCGGGTTCACGGACATCCGGCTCTACGAACTTTTCGGGGACGACTGGCGACTGTCGCTCGTTCTCGAACACAAGCCCCTCCGGTGGTCTCTGCCCGGCGGAGCGGATGAATAGTCCGTCTCCGCCGGGTGGAGCCATTCGGCTCGCCTCACTCACCCCAGGGAGTTTTGCCATGCTCACGAAGGAGACCCTCCAGGCTGCGATCGTCGAGTCGACGTCGGTGGCCGAGGTGGCTAAGAGGTTCAAGGCCTCGAATCAGGTGATCTACGCCAGGATTCGGTCGTGGGGCCTGTCGCTCGACGACCTCCGCGATCCCGAAGTCGGCCCCACGCCGGAGGAGATCGCGGAGCGGGCCGCCGAGGTTCGCGACTCATGGACGCCGAGCGAGCGAAGGCGACGGGCGGTCGGTGGCGCTCCCCGCCGCTGGAGGCCTCCGGCTTACCGCGAGGGCGAACTCATCGGAGTTGCCGAGTCACTGTCAATCAGCAGGAGGTAACGCTTGGCGATCGAGGAATACTGGCTCGTCGACGCAGTTGGCAGCGGCATCGGCTCGCTGCGGAGGCGAGAGTTGGCGATCGACGTCGGTGCGAATGTCGGAGACTGGACGTCCGAGTTCGCCAAGATTTTCACCCGCGTCGTGGCCTACGAGCCCGACAGCCGCGCGAGAGTGCGGATCACCGAGTCCGACAACGTGACGGTGATCGCGGCCGCCGTCTCCTCAACCGACGGCACGGCCTCGTTCTTCCTCCGGCCCGACGCTGGGCAGAACTCGCTCCTGGAACATCACCCGATCGGTGCGGGCTCACAGGCCCCGGCTCCCGTCACGGCCACGATCGACGTGAGGACTGTCTCGCTCGACGAGGCTCACCCCGAAGGCGCCGACGTCGTCAAGATCGACGTCGAAGGCGCTGAGTGCGACGTCTTGCTGGGATGCTCGGCAGACGGTCGGTGGTCTCGGACGCTGTTCATCGTCGAATGCCACGACACGCGACCGGCGGTGGCAGATCAGTTGTGGAGGCTCGGCAAGCGAGTCGAACTCCATCGTCATCCGTCTCCCACGGCTCACCCAGGCCACTGCTGGCTGATCGGTAGGGCGAATCAATGATCCTGCTTTCTCAGTGGTTCACGCCAGAGAGCGAGACCAGGGCGAAGGAGTTGGCGGACGTCCGTGAGGTGAACGAGTCGAGCGGACTGTTCGAGCGGTGCATCTACGTTGACGGCAGCCAGAAGCGATGGACATACGGCGACTTCCTCCTGCTCGCGGCTGAGACTTGCTCCGGCAAGCCAGTCGTCGTCGCGAACACGGACATCCTCTTCGACTCGACGATCGCCGTGGCTGGCGAGATGGTCGGCGGCAAGCGAATGCTGGCGATCACTCGGTGGGAGAACGCGACGAGCCCTCGCATGATTGGACACTCAGTCCACGACAGATTCTTCTCGGGCAGTCAGGACGTGTGGGTGTTCGTCGGAGGTCAGGTGCATCGGCCGGAGCGAGCGGCGTCAATTCCGCTCGGCGTCACTGGGTGCGAGAACGCGTTCCTGGGCGAGATGGTCGCGGCTGGCTGCGGCGTACTGAACCCCGCGATCGATGTGCGGACGAGGCACGTCCATTCGGAGGGAAGCCAACAGTCGCCGGGCTCGGTGCCTGGGGTCTACGCCTACCCGGAACTCTCGACACTCGACGGACAAGGATATGTCCTAACGCACCCGTGGCCGCCGGGCTCCACGGGCGAAGCCCAGACGGAGATGTTCGCAACATGGCAACGATGAGTCTTGCCGAGATTGCTCGCCACGACCCTGACCTGATCCTGCCACCCGACGCGGCGTTCACTCGCCAGTATTGGGATCGCGTGGACTTCGGCCGCCGCGAGGCGAGCGAGATGCGGGTCGCGTTCGTGGCGATCTGCCGCAACGCGATGCCGTGGCTCGGCATGACGATGCAGCGAGTCGAGCAGACGGCGTCGCTGTTCAAGGACTGGCGATGCTTCATCTACGAGAACGACTCGACCGACGGGACGCAGGACTTCCTGGCCGAGGCGGCTCGGGCTTGCGACCGTCTCTCGGTGAGCCTCAACACGAAGAACCGACCGCACCTCAACTACACGAAGGCGGCCGACCGCACTTTCCCGCTCGCTGAGTATCGCAACGAGTGCCGCGACTGGGTTCGCCGCAACGTGCCGGACTTCGAGTACACGATCGTCTTCGACACCGACCCCTGGGGCGGCTGGTCGGTGAACGGCATCGCGAACACGGTCGGCTGGCTCGAAGACTACGAGAACGAACTCGACGAGGCCGACTCCTGGCATCAGGACTGGGGCTACGCGGCTGGCATGGCTTCGTACTCCTGGGCCAAGTGGCGAATGCCGCAGTTCGGCAACGCGATCATCGAGGCGCAGTACGACGCGTGGGCGTGTCGCTGGAACCACTGGGACGAGCGAAGCGAACTCTGGTTCCACCTCTGGCACCCGCCCGTGGGCGGCGAGCCGATCCGGATGAACTCAGCCTTCGGCCAGTTGGCCGTCTACCGAACACGACGATACCTGGAGGGGACATATCGAGGCGGCGACTGCGAACACGTCTCGCACTGGAGGACTTGCGGAGGGGACTGCTACCTCAATCCGTCGCAGAGGGTTGTATCCTTCTGGGTTCCCGATGACGAAGAAAAACCTGAAGGTGCCGGCGAACGTCTGCACGGTGACCTTCACGAAGATGTGGCTGGAGGGCTCGCCGACCCGAATCATCGCTGAGACGCTGCGAATATCAGCGGATCGGTGTGACGTCGCTCGAAGAGCCCTGAAACTCCCCCGCCGCGAGAGTTGGCACAACTCGAAGGCCGGCAAGCGGACGGCGTATCTGCCCTCGCCCGAAGAAATTCGACAGAAGTGCCTGGAGTTCCAGGCAACTTGGTCGGACGAGGAGCGATCCCGGCGGCTCGTCGGCGGCAGTCAGTCCCCTCTGCCTGTCGAAATCAGGGTGATCTCCGACTCGGCATTCAGCGGCGGCTACTCCGGCGGCGGCGACGAAAGAATGTCGATCGAAGACTTGGCGGATACTTCGGGTGCATAGCCCGAGATTGCTAGGGTGAGAGAAGCGGCACAGGAGGGCTGCTTCTATGACCACCGACAACAAGTACGGCGCGAGCCTGTCGCTCTGGGAAAAACTGCGGTTGTTCCAGGAGTGGGCTCCCGTGATGACGTTCGTCCAGGCGTTCCTGGCGACCGACGACCCGCACCGCAAGGCGATTGTCGTCGCGGAGTGCTGCGAGTGGCTCGCTTCCAAGACGGATGCCACGAAGGTCGACGACGAACTGGTGTCGCACCTCTCTGCCGTGCTGCGGTCGGACGAGGGCGAGGCATTTCTGCGTTGGGTGATCGGCAAGGTGCAGGCATGATCGACTATGAGTTCGCTCTTCGCTCCGCTGCCGTCGTGGCGGCGGCTGTTCTTGTGGCAGGCCCCAGTCTGGTGGCTCATTCCCAAGCGGCAGTCGCTCGGCTCCGAACCTGGGGGCGGACTGGTGCCGAAGGACGGCCCGTCACCGAATCCAAAGACGACGCCTTCACCGTCGTCGAGATGGCGAGACGGCTCCAGGCCGCCGGAAACAAGCGGGGAGTCGAGTTGTGTCAGCAACTTCTCGACGTCCTGCTTCAGCCCGAACCCCAGAGGAAGTGAGCAGACATGAAGGTCGCAAGACTGCTCGCGGCGGCGATCCTCGTCGCCATCGCGTTTGCCGGGCCTCCGAGTCTGACCACGTCTCCGTCCATTCCGGAGCCGACTGAATCCATGAAGGCAGAAGTCAGGCCGGTCGCCAGGGCCGTCTCCGCCATGAGCGCGGTGGACAGGCTCTGGTTGCAGTACATCTACCAGAACGCCGCGAAGATCACGAAGGCCTCGCCGGCGATCGAAACGACGGACGGCCTGCGGGCTGTTCACGTCGCGATCCTGTCGTTCATCTGGCGAGGGATGGCCGACAACTCGCCGGGCAAGTATCCGGCCCTCAAGGACGCGATCGAGGGAGCCTTCAACAGCACAATCGGCGACTCGCGGCAGGGGCTGACGCCCGAGATGCGGGAGAAGGCCGCCGAACTGTTCGAGGCGATCGCCTGGGCTGGTCTCGGAAAGGACGGCTGACATGGCATCGCCGTGGAGGCCCGAAGGTTGGACACCCAACCCGGCCGAGACCGAGAAGTTCGTCAGCGGGCTCAAGTACCCGACGATCCGCGAGGGCGGGCCGAAACTCAAGGTGCAGGAGGACAAAGACGTCTTCCTGTACCAGTACCTTCTCAAGGTCTGCCCGAAGTACCGCCGCGTGGCCCAGGCTGTGGGTAGTTGTGTCGGCCATGCGTACGCTGGATGCGCGGACATCCTGGCCTCTACAGAAATTTCCGTCCACGGCGAGGCCGAAGACTGGCACGGCCGAACGCTGGAGGCTTCGATTTATGCTTTTAGCAGGGTCGAAGCCAGGGGCAAGCGTCGAGCAGGCACGTCCGACGGATCATACGGAGCCGCTGCTTGCAAGGCTGTGATGAACTGGGGCCTGCTCCACTACGACGTGGACTACAAAGGCACGGTCTTCGCCGAATACTCAGGCCTCCGAGAGAAGCAGTGGGGTGACACGGGAGTTCCGGACGAACTGGAGCCGTTCGCCAAGAAGCGTCGCATCAAGGAGACGACGCTCATTCGCAACTTTGACGACTACTGCCGCGCAGTGGGGGCTGGGTATCCCGTGGCCGTGTGCAGCAACGTGGGCTTCACGTTCGCCAGAGACAGCGAGGGCTTCTGTCGCCCCAAGGGGTCTTGGAGCCACGCGATGGCCGCGATCTCGAAGAGGCACGGCAAGCGGCCCGGTGCGCTGATCTGGAACTCTTGGGGCAACTCTTCCAACTCTGGGCCTCACTATCCCGACGATATGCCCGTGCCGTTCCGGGGCTCCACCTTCTGGATTGATGCGGAGGTGTTTGACCGTATGGCCCGGCAGGGCGATACCTTCGCGATGTCGAACTACGACGGCTTTCCGCCTCGCAAACTTCCCGACTGGACTGGAGGCGTGTTGTGAGAGCGGCTGCTTTCGTCACGATGATCCTCCTCTGCGGCTGTGTGCGAGACGAGCCGCCGCGAGAGATGCTGTGCGAGTGCTTCGCCCAGGCCGCCTATGCCTGCGCGATGGCCGAGTCGGCGTCGCCCGACGGAGAGTCGCCGGAGAAGCCGTGTTGCGGTCAGTGCAACGGCACGGGGAAGGTGCTGTCTGGCGACAAACTCGCGCTGGTGGACTGCGAGTGCGACCCGTCGTGTCCGTGCAAGTCCAAGTCGTGCGGCCCCGGCGGGAGTTGCAAGCAGTGAACCGAGAGGAACTTCGGGAACTCGTCTGGCAGGAGATGCCACTGCTCCGCAGTCGCCTGATCGGGCGGGCGAGGATGGATCGGGTCGTCGACCTGATCATCGACCGTGCGCCGCTCGAAGTGCTGCCCTACGTTGACCGGGGCTCCCGCGAAGAAGAAGTCGTCACGCGAGCGTGGCAGGGCTCGGTCAAGAATCGCTACTGCGCGGAGTACGGCGACGACGCGATTCAGTTCGGCCCGCTCTTTTGGATCGTCGTGTCGCCCCTGATCCAGTACGCGATCCAGGCGATCCTCAGATGGTGGCTAGAGTCTGCGTCCCATCGGGTGCTGATGGTCGGATGGCGAAAGGAGGGAATGCGATGACGATGCAACTGGCTGCCGAGACTGCCATGAAGTTCGCGGAGCGGTTCGGCGTTCCTGTCGTGATCCTGGGCGCGATCCTGTGGATGACGAGGGAGGCGGCCACCGTGCTGCACGACTCGGTCGTCGTGCCGGTCGTGAAGGGGCATACAGAGTTCCTGGAGTCGACCCAGAAGACGCTGGACGAAATCTCGCACACCCAACGCTCCCACGCCGAGACTCTCAAAGAGTTGTCCCAGGTGCAAATCGAGATTCGCGACGCAGTTATCGAAAGGCGAGAGCAGCACACACGGCAGTAGCGTTATTCAAGTTCTTGAGTTCACCGAGGAGGAGCAAGTCATGGCCTACGAGAAGAGCAAGGTTTCGAGTTTCGGCAGCGGCAGTCTCGACTCGACGCCCGTGGTTGGCTTCGAGTATTGCCACCAGTTCTCCCGCATCGCGGGGGAGGTGCCGGACGCGGGGACGCTCGGCGAGGGCGAGATTGCAATCAATCTCGCAGATGGAATCATCTACATCCGGGGCATCGGCGGCGGGGTTGCTGCGGTGGGCGGCACGGCCAATCAGGTCGTGTCTTCCGGCGGCATCGCCAACCTGACGTCGGGCCAGCAGGAAGACGTCTTGATCGGCGCGATCGTGACCACAACCGACGGGCGACGCTGGGTCTACAAGGGCGAGGGAAGCAAGACTCAGGAGGCGTCGTACATCGAACTCGCCGACATCACGCCGGTGTGGTCGGTGATCGCCGATAAGCCAGCGACGTTCACGCCGGCGACGCACTCGCACAGCATTAGTGACGTCAGTGGCTTGCAGACGGCGATTGACGGGAAGCAGGCCTCGGGATCGTACGCGGCGGCCAGCCACACCCACGCGATCAGTGACGTCACAAACTTACAGACAAGTCTCGACGGGAAGGCTGCGTCTTCTCACGCCCATGCCATCAGCGCTGTAACGGGATTGCAGACCGCGCTCGACGTAAGGGTTTCGAGCAACACGACCGGCATCACGGGGGCCGATCAGATCACCAACATCGTGAGCCTGACGCAGGCTGAATACAACGCGATCGCGACCAAGAGTGCGTCGACCCTCTACGTCATCACCTGAGAGGCTCTAGGCACATGAGCGCGAAACTAGGCAGCGGCGATTTGAGTTTCCGGTTGGGCGATGCCACGCCGACGAAGATCGCCATTGGGAACGTGGAGGTCTGGACGGCATTCACGCCGACGGGCCTCTGGAAGGCAGAAACTTTCTCACCCTCGTACCACTGGAGTATGTGACTTATGGCAGCGCCCAATGCAAGCAGCCCAACCCGCGTCGAATTCAAGTCCACCCGCCTTGCCGCCACGACATCATCGCAGACCATCCTGTCATGCGGCGCGAGCAGCAACATGGCGATCCGAGTCGTGTCGCTCATAGCCGCGAACATCGACGGGACGAACGCCGCTGACGTGACCGTGACCACGACGGACGGAACGAACTCGCACGCGCTCGTCAGCACAGTGGCAGTGCCGGCGGATGCTTCGCTCGTTATCGCGTCCCGCGAGAATCCGATCCACCTTGCGGAGGGGTGGACGCTCGCCGGTCTGGCGAGCGCGAGCGGCGACATCGTGTTCAATGTCGCGTATGAGGAGATTACCTGATGCCCGAACTGAACGATCCCTGCTGGCGAGATGCGAGCGGCGCGGCGGCTCTGGAACTGCCGTTCCGCGTCAGGCTGACGGACGGCAGTACGCGAACCGACCCGTCGCAGTGGGCCGAGAACGCCGACATTCTCGCCGACGCTGGCTGGTCGCGATCGACGCTGACGCAGGCCGACTTGGACGCGATGTTTCCGCCACCGCCGGAACCGTCGTGGCTGGAGGCGGGCTATGAGACGGCTGGCGGATGGCGACTTGGCTGGCAGGCCGATGATGTGGCACTGCTCACCGGACTCTACGTTCTCGCCGCGAGGGCGAGCCAGTTGGGAGCGACGCAGCCCTGCGTGGTGACTGACATGGCGGGCGAGCGGCACACGCTCACGTTCGCGGAGTTTGAGGCCATGATGCTCGCGTATGGTGCGGCACGCGCGGCGGCTTCCGCTGAAGGTGACGCATGAGGCCGGTTGGTGGCTACGTCGGATTCAACCGCGAACGTCGCGGCTCGCCTGCCGCCAGTGGCGTGTGGGGACTGAGCGATACGCCCGTGATCAGAATCCCATTTTTGTCAGACACGTTCGCGGGGTCTGCTGGCGTACTGCTCTCTTCGGCGTCGCACTCTCCGCGATGGGGGGACTTTGTGGTCGAAGACTCCCCCAGCAGTCTCGCTCGCTCCGGCTCATCGTCTGCCGTGCGCGGAACAGCAGACGCCTACGGCAACTGCGGCAACGTCCTGAACACAGGCAGGACGAACTTCTATGCCCAATGCGTTGTGGGTGCGGTTGGGAGTTTTGCCGTGCTGGCGCGGACAACGGCTTATGAGGAGTATCCGGGTAACTACCACATTGGGTATGGATTGAATGTAACCGCGACAAAGACCGCATCCCTGTACCGCAGTTACCAATACACCAGTGCCACGTTGACAAGTGCATCCATTCCGACGATGCGGGTCGGCGACACGTTTGGCATCCGCGTCAGTGGCTCCACGCTTACCGGGTTTTACAACAACACTCAAATCCTGTCCGTGGTCAACAGCGACTTTTCGTATGGCACCTACACCGGATTGCTCCTCGGCCCGGCGGGCGCAAGTGCTTCCCGGTTTGATGTTTTCGATGCGTAGAAGGGCTGGCGACGTATGAGAAGACTCCCCGGCGGATACATCGGTTTTCGGCGCGTGCCTGCGGCAACGACAACCAACTCTGCGGCGAGCGGCGTATGGACGTTGCGCGAAGCAGAGTCGCTGAATCGGGCAGGAACGTGGCCGACAACCAGCGATCCGCTTTTCGGCAGCGTGTCGCTACTGCTGCACATGGATGGCTCAGGAAGTAACTTTGTCGATTCGTCGCCGCTGACGAAAACGATCACAGCGGCTGGCACTGCAACGCAGTCTGCAGCGCAGAGCAAGTTCGGTGGGAAGAGTTTGTCTCTTGACGGCAGCAGTCATCTGGCGGCCTCTGCGGCAGACTTGTCACTCAGCGGACTTTCCGCGTGGACTATCGAAGGCTGGTATTACTCTACTGACGGCGGCCGAAATGCCATCGAGATCATGTTTGCCAACTACGACTCCTTTTCGACAAGTAGTTCCCTGTTTTTCGGCAAGCACACGATTGCTGGCGGCCGCGTGACGGTGTATGCGAGCAGCGGCGAGGCTTTATGTTCCGAGTCTTCGAATCTACCGTCCAACGAATGGGTACATTACGCGCTCGTTCTCTCGGGCGGCGTCATCAGGTTGTACCGCAACGGAAACGAAACTGCCTCCGGTGAAACATCACCGACTCTCTCAGGAAACGCAGTGAGAGTTGGCGGAAACAGTGAGGCGGGTGGCATCTACGGGTTCCGGGGGAGCATCGACGACTTCCGGATTACGAAGGCCGCGCGCTACACAGCAAACTTTACGCCGCCGACAGCAGCGTTCCCCGACTCAGCATGAGACTAGCATGAAGATTGGCAGCACGACCGTCGCCTCGTTTCGCCTCGGCAGCAACACGCCGAGCAAGGTCTATGTCGGCGCGGCTGAGGCGTGGACGGCAGTCGTGGCGACTGTGCCTGCGGCGGTCACGGGGATCGACGCGACCACATCGACAACGCAACAGGCCGCTGCCGACGTTGATTGGGATGCGCCAAACAACGGCGGCTCGCCGATCACTGGGTACAACATCTACTACTCTCGCGACGGCGGCACGACATGGGTCGCGGCTGGCAGCGCGGCAAGCAGCCCCGGAGTTCTCGCTGCCCTGTATCTCGGCGGCGAGTCTGTGAAAGTTGACGTTCGCGCGGTCAACTCTGTCGGCGTGGGGCCGTCCGCTGATCCAATCGGCCAGCCGATGGTCACGCTCTCTAACTCCGTGCCATCGGCCCCGACTGCGTTTACTGCCACCCCGGTCGCGGGCTACAACATCTACGCCGCGTGGAACCAACCGACCTATGACGGCGGGCCGAGCGTCACCGACTATGAGGTTTCGTACTTCGTCAACGGCATGGAAACCACACTCTCGGTAAACACGAACAACTACACAGTTGACCTGAGTTCCATGAACGGCGGGCAGGAGGTTCAAGTCCGGGTGCGGGCATCCAACAACGGCGGCATTGAAGGCGGCCCGTGGAGCGACACGCTGACGGCAACCGTGGCTGACGTCCCGAGCGAAACAAGTGCCAGCGCCAACTCGTCTTACCTGAGCCAAGGCGCAGTCATCCTGAGCATCGACGTGCCGAGTTCCAACTACTCCCCGATCACTTCGTATGACGTTGAGTATGGCAACGACGGCACGAACTTCCCGGTGAGTTTCAACTTCACGGATCAGAACACGGGGTCATTCAACTTCAGCAAGGAAATCACCGGACTCACTGGCGGGGTCAGTTACTACTTCCGCGTCCGGTTCAGGAATGCTATCGGCAATGCCCCTTGGACTTCCACGAACATCAGCGCAAGCGCGAGCAATACGCCGCCGTCGCAGATCACTGACTTCAGCGTTACGCCGAACTACCAATCGTACCCATACCAGTGGAATATGGCCTGGACTTATCCAGCGAATGGCGGCAGCAGCATCACTTGGTACGAAATCCAAGAGGATTCGTCGGCTACTTTCAGCAACCCGACAACAATGCAGCAGAGCCAGTCGCCAATATCCCGCAATGTCGAGACGCAAGACTCGACGAGGTACTTCAGAATCCGGGCGAGCAACTCTCTCGGCAACGGAGAGTGGAGTTCGCCGATCACGGCGTACTACGACACCCCGACCGTGCCGGGCGCGCCGACGATCACCAATGCGTACTACGATTCATTCAATGACCGGACGTATATCGAATACAACTTCCCCGCCGATAATGGCAACTCAACGATCACTGCCTACACGTTCTACTTCGACGGCAGTGCGTTGTCGCCAGCGGAAAATAACCCCGGAGCGGGAAACGGCGTGGCTTGGTTCTATCAAGACTACCAAGGGGCAATGGCTACCATGAGCGCGACAAACTCTGTTGGGCAAGGCCCGGCGAGTGCTGGCTTTACGGTCACTTGACCAGCATCGCTGGTGGAAAAAAATCGTAGACGCAACTGACGCCGGCGATACGATGGGGGGTCTCGTTCTGGAAAATGGAAAATGGCAGACATCCTGGCCGACTACCGCGAGTGGCGAGACCAGCAAGCCGCTCGCGTCAGCACCCATAGCGACGGGTGCCATATGTGGCACCGCGACTGCATGATCCAACGGCTCGCAGACGCCCTGGGGGAGGAGCAGGCGAGACGTACGCTCACCGACGAGGAGCGAGCCGCCATTCAATGGTTTGCGCACTACGGACTGCCTGAGCGATACGCAGCCGCGCTCCGAGAACTGTTGGAGCGGATGAAGCCATGACTGACTTCTCGCCCCTCACTGCCGGAATCATCTTCCTCACCTACGTCGCCGTGGACATCCTCTACGCCGCGTACATCATCTGCGTCGAGCGTCGCCGCGCGATGGCTGCGGCAGCGATTTCGTCGCTCCTCTACTCGCTCCTCGCGTACGGCGTGATCACCTACTCTTCCAACCCGCTGTACCTCGTTCCGCTCGCCGCCGGCGCGTTCGTCGGCACCTACGCCACGGTCTCGTTCAATCGAAGGGACAATCCGTGAGTCTCGTCAGCGACCTCAGGCTGCTCGCCGGCTACCACATGGGGACAGACCTCGTCGAGAGACTGGCCCACGCCGAGCAGTGCCAGCAGAAGCAGCGAGACGCACTGGTGGCAGCGGCCGACGAACTGGAGAAGGGCCACGCCCAGTGGCGGCTCCTGTCCGATGAGGAGCCCCAGGATCAGCGAGTCCTGGTGGTGCGGGACATCCCCGGCGCGGCGAGGTACGTCGACGTGATGGTCTGGGTTGCCGAGCCTGACAGTGGACTGCCTCCACTGAGCAGCAAGCAGCACGTCACGCACTGGATGCCGCTTCCGCCCCTGCCAGCGGACGACAAGTAGCCACAGAACGCCAGCAATCTGCGGCTCGTCCGCAGCATCGCGTGGTTAGGGCTTCCTGTACGAGGAGAAGACGATGAGCAAAGAGGACGACGGCGCTCTGTGTGCTGCCCAGAACCGGCACATGGAGCATCCGCTGCGAACAGACAGAATCACGCTGGTTGTGAAGCATCGCGGACAGAAACTAACCTTCTGGCGATCCCGGCTGGCTGAAGTGTTCGACCGCTGCGAGGCGGTCTATTTAGCCAAAGGAGAGGACGAAGACGATGTTCTGACTGCGGCGTACCTTGCTGGCGTTGAGGCTGGCAAGAAGATTGCGAGACGAGATGCTGCTGCCCGATGACTTCTAATGCCCACTGGATGCCGCTCCCAGGCCCGCCGAGCGGCGGCAAGCAGGCACAGAACAAGTAACTTTAGGCGAGACCTTCCGCATTGCTAGAGTGCAGAAGCACCCTGCGGAGGCCCGGCCATGTCCCTGGTTCCTGACCTCGAAGGCTGGGACGAGGACGACGACCTCGACATCGCTATCGTCCTCGGAGAGCGAATCTAGTGTCGTCGTTCACGCAACTGCCCGCCCGGATGAACGTCGAGATCAGGGCCGGCGACAAGGCCTCGACCAGCGTCGACTTCGACGTCTCCCTGGCTCCGTACACCGTGTCGTCGCAGATCATGTCGCTCGTCACGGGCCAGATTGTGTCGCCAATCACGACCACTGTGACCAACGCCGCGAATGGGCAAGTCTCGCTCTCGTTTCCGACAAGTCTTCCGGCCGGCTCCTATGGCTGGCAGATGATCTGGACGAGCAGCGATGGCGGGCGACGAACCGCTTTGTCGGGCGTCGCCGAATACGTCCCCTGACGAGGCGATCGTGCCGACCTTCATTGCGGTCACCCCCCCCTCTGATCCGATCTTGGTCACAGTGGGCGGCTCGCAGAATATCATCCAGCCTGTGGCCGGCGCTGGGCCGTCCCAGGTCTCTGTGGGCCAGCAGCCGAGCCCGGCTCTGCCCGAGCCGCTTCTCAAGCCTCGCGGCATGGCCTGGATGATGTCGACGAAGGCCTCGGGCTCGATCAGCATCTCAGCGACCACAGCCTCCGGCTTCTTCACGGTGAGGTGGTGGGACGGTCAGGTTCAAGTCGTCGGCCCAGCCAGCGCGGCGTCGCCCCTGTTCGCCACCAGGGCGATTCCGTCGACAGGCGACTGGTCAGGTTCGAGCCCCAAGGAAGTCTACGTCTGGGCAGGGAACCGCACCCAGAGCGGCGAGTTGCTCTCCCTGAGTGCGGCCTCGGCCGGGGCTGTGTTCCTCGACGTGTCAGGCTGCGAATCGCTGGAGTCGCTCAACTGCGCGACCAACTCGCTCTCGTCGCTCGACTTGTCCCGAACGCCGTCGCTTCGCTTCCTGTACTGCCAGAGCAACTCGCTGCAAGTCCTCGACACGTCGCTGCTGCCGCTGCTGCGGGAACTGTACTGCCAAGCGAACGGCCTGCCGTCGCTCAACCTCGCCGG